CGCCCTTGGCTTCCGCTGTTGTTACTAGCGCTTGCGCCAATACCGCCTGCGCCTTGGGTGAAGAGAGTTTGTTGCTGGCCACCTTGAGCCTCCTGGTTTCTGATGTTGGTGCGCTGCTCGATGACATCGACCGGCTGCACCCGGTCGCCGAACATGGATTCGGTGCTCTGCTCCATGACGGTATCGACGTACCCATTCAGTACGTCCACGATCTTGTCACGCCCAGCCGCTCTTGTCAGGCGCGCATCGAAGAAGCTCTTAACGAACGCCACCGTCACCGGATCACGCGGATTCAGCATATCCTCTTGAGCGACCCAATCCGCAGCAGACAGATTCTCAGCCCGCATCTGGCTTACAGCCTGCGCCGCCTCTACCAACTGTGGGGTGACATCGTACTCAGCTGGAATGCGGCCCGCATTGATCTCGTCGCGCATCTGCGCCCAGCGCCCAGCGATGTCCAGCAACGCCCCTGAAATTGAGCGAATGTTGTTGTCGGTCGATTCGGTCATTTGAGCCAGGATTTCTGGGTTCTCAAACGCCTTGCCCAGCATCGCGTTTTCAATACGGCGCTTGCCGTCGATGCTCAGCTGTCCATCGCGACCCATCATCTGATTGCGCTCAGACGCAGGGACCACGCTTTCGATGAACTTACGGACGAAATCACGGTTTGCGGCGCTAGTGACTTCGCCGCCACGCCAAGCCCCCATAACCTGCATGGTCATCTTGGCGGTGTCAGATTCAGCCTGCTCGGTGCTGCTCATGCTCATCGTCGCAGACTGATTCGCCTCAATGACGAACTGGCGACGCTGGTTGTCGTCCATCTGTGTAGTGCGGCGACGAACCAGGACCGGGCGCTCCATGTTTGCGGCTTCTGCGTACCCAGCGCTCAGCAAGAACTGGCGATACGCTTCGGCCTGCTGGGCATTCATGTTATAAGCCATTTGAATGGCGCGAACTCGCCCATTACCAGATTCAATGATGTTGTCTGGGCCAATAATCGGCGCACCACGATCCGCTTCTGCGGAGTAGCCGAGGCGTTCTGGGTTTAGGTTTTTAGCAATCTCGCTGATCTGCGCATCACTCGATGCGCGCTCACGATCGCGCGGCTGCAAATCTTCGGTAGCCTGCTTGAGATCTTTTGCCTCCACTAGCTCGTACTCTACTTCGACCTGGCCTCCGGCTGCTGTGGATACTTTGCTCGGACCCCGCATAAGGTTCGCGCCTTGAGGTTGCGTTTGCACGACCGGCTGCGGCGCAACCGCATTGATAGCCTGCTGTGCTTCCTGTTTCGACGGTGCTTCACCCATTTTTGGATTAAGCGTGTTCAGCAACTCGCTGCCCTTGGCCGTCATTTCGCCGTTGCTTACAAGCCCGCCCTCTTCCATCCAGGACCGAATATCAGCAGGAACAGAATCAATGTTTCCATTATTTATGTCTGCGCCAGCCATCATAATCTGCGCCGGGGTAGGAGCCTGTTGCTGTTCTGGCGGCTCGTCCTGGGTAGCGATTGGCTTATCGACGCCTGAAACCATCCCGGCAAAAGTGTTGTCAAGGGGTACTGCCCGCAGCTGAGCGTTGTCAGGATTAAGCGATCGTATTGCTTCTTGCTGCGTGTACTCTGGGTTCGATTGGGCAGCATCGACATCTTGCTGTAAGTTGCGCCCCACTATGCGCGCAGGATTTCGCTTATCAAGCTGACTTTGAACGGCTTGATTGCCCTTTTGAACGCCAACCGTGCCGGCTGTCATGCCGCCGGTTACGGCAAGAGTTTGAATTGCCTGGCTGCGGAAGGCATCGCCAATCGTCATTTCCGACCCGGTAAGACCGGCTTCAATATCTACGCGGTTTTGGCCAAGGGCCGTAATCGTTTCCGTAACCTGCTCAGAGCTTTGGGTGATCGCCGCCTTCTTTGCGACTTCGAGCGCCTTCTGCTTCCCAGCACCTTTAAGCGGACCAGCAAAAGCCTTTAGGAAGATCGCATTACCAAGCGCTTCCGGTATTGCTTCCCAGGCTCCGTACTTAATCGCTGCCGCCTCAAATTCCTTCCGAGCGATCGCCCATTCAGCGTCTTTAATCCCGCTCAGACCGATCTCTTTGGCGCGGCGATCCAGCTCTTTGCGGATGTCGTCTAAGAACTTGTCTTTAGAACCGCGATAGGCAACCGTTCCAGACGCTGCAAACCCGGATGTAACCCCTGCAACTGGATTTTTGGTGAAGAAAGTGGTCCCCACCGTCGCGATTGATGACACGACAAGTGTTGTTAGCGAATACGCAAGGCTTTCACCAAGCGTGTTGAATGATTGATAGTTTGGGTCAAGGTCGGCGTAATCGCGATCGCTCCACTCAATCACTTCATCTAGCCAGCTGTTCGCCCTTACGGTATCGATGTCGCCGCCTCGAATCATTCTGGCAAAGGTGTTAATAAAGTCCTTGCCTAAATGCGGAGCTTGTTTTGCAACAACCCCAGCGCCCTCAAAAAACGAACGAATCGGGGCCCTTCCTTCTGGATTAAGGATGGGGCGGCTGCCGCCAACGCGGCCATACATATCTTCGACCGTAATTGGCGGGAGGCCCTGCTCTTTACGCCATGCGTTTTCTTCGTCCGTCATACGTCTCATCTTCCATTCGACGTATGCCTGATCTTTGTCGCCAGGGATTAGATCAAGAAACTTATCCCACAAGCCCGGCTCTGGTGATGCGCTCCACTCTCGACCGCCAGTCAATGCGGACTTCTGGGCAATGGCTTCGGGGGTAATTAAACCAAGATCAGCCGCCGCCGCGCCCTGCTCAGCTGTCACGCCCTCGCCAATAGGGCCTAACGCTATCGTGTCTTTAGACGTTGCTTCTACTATCCCCTCGGGGACAATCCCACCAATGCCAATAGACTGCTTGTTGTACGCATTCAGGTACGGGTCTAAACCACCAGCCGTGCGGGCAACAATTTCTTGGTCTTGCACGCCGTAATCTGGCAGGAACGTATCTCCCGAGAGAAATGTCGGTCCGTAATTTGCTGAGTCCCCCACCAAGAAACTCGAATTCTCCTCTTGCTGTACCGGAGGCAGCGGGACTTGATCTTGTCTGGCTTCCGGCGCGGGGAGCTCATCTAGCTCGCGGTACTCATCGCCAGCATGAGGAATTATCACGTCCGGCGTCTGATAGGTGGGCGGCACAACCATCCCTTGCGGGTCGCCCTGGGGGGGAGGAGACGACATGCGATCGCTGGATGGCCCCGAAACAAGATCAGCGAAAATGTTTCCGCCCAGGCTGGCTGGCTTGCGCTTTTCCTTGGCCGGAGCCTGCGGAGGAGCTACAAGCTCAGCGAAAACATTTCCCATGTTAGTTACCTGCGTCTAGTGCTTTGATAAAACTTTCTCTATCAATCCCAAGCTCAACAGCATCATTGATAACCTTCTCGCGTGTTTCGGGAGAAGGATCAGCTTTGATTTTTTCTTTTGCGAATGCAAGCACGCCGCCAGGAACTACGATCCGCATATCATTCGGGCCAATCATGTTCCATTCGCCTGGCGTTATTAAGTCATTGCCATAGAACACTCCGATCGCTTGGAGCATTGCGTTGGATGGGCTAATGTTTCCTTTGCCTTCGCGGAACAACCGCTCAGCCTTGTCTTGAATCAGCTTGCGCAGCGGCGCAGGCACTCGATACTCGTAGCCATCGTCCTCACCAGCATTCAGCTGTGATTCAAGATCGAACAAAACGTTCTCCATTTCCTTGGAGATTTTGTTCCAGTCGCCGGGCTTTATCTGAAAGCCGCCATCTTTCTTTGAGCCAGTTGCCTTCTGGCGGCCCTCGAGAACGCGATCTTCGGTGTAGCCATCTTCTCCGGGCAAAAATACGCGCTGCCCCTCGCCAACGGTGACTGGCTTCTGGCTACCTTGAAGTTGCGTCTGGCCACCGTATTGGCCTTGCATTGATTCAGGCAAATACGCAGTCTGGTCAGGGCCAACGACAACAGGCTTGGCGCTGCCGCTTCGTATTGCAGCGCGACGATCCATTCCGGCTTGGTTTTCAGCGCGAATTCTTGCTGCCGCTTCATCGGTGTACGCGGCATCTGGGCCAGGCTGGATGCCCAAAGCGGCTTGCAGTCCCCGCATCACATTGTCGCTGTTGCGCGCTTGGTCGATCAGTTGCTGGCGCGCGACACCTTGCCACATAGTATTTTGGTTAAGGCTGGGATTTAAGAACAGACCAGCAAGATTAGACAGATAGGCTGGATCAATGCGCTCTGGCTGTAGCATTACTTGATTTGCATTGAAGTTTGCTTCCGGCTCGCCCATGTCAATCAACGCCTGATCTTCTGCCGAATACTGATTTTGGTATTCAGGCGGAAGCATTGGTGTTTGCCCGCTTAGATATGCGGCCAAAGCGCTTTGCGCGCCAGGAAGGTTGTTTGCGTAAAACTCCTCCTGCGCGGCTTTTGCGCGGTTCAGCCTAGTCTCGGCTGCCTTTGCGTCATCGGCGGCAGAGCCAAACATTGCTCGCGACAGATTGCTAAAACCCGCAGCAAGTTCAGGGTTCTGCCAGCCAGAATATGCGTTGTCTCTGCGTCCCATTTATCTGACCCCCGCGTTTGCTGGAGTTGTTGTTTCAAGCCCTTGGTTTGCTGCTTTCAGCTTTTCCTGATCGGTCAAGAAATACTTCATACCGAGCTGGCCCAGGCCACGCAGCGCGTCGCCCAAGTAATAGTTACCAGCCTGAACAGGCAGCTGAGCGGATTGCAGCTCGGAGCCAAGCACCTGAGCGCTGCCGCGCATGAAGTTACGGTTCTGGTCGATGAGTCCTGCGTTATTACCAAGCACGCGGCCTTTGTCTCGCATGACATCGCCAAACGAACGAAGGTTCGCAATGGCCGAAGCAAGCGTGCCAATGCGCTGCATCGCAGCTGCATTCATACGCGCCTGAGCATCAGCCGTAATGCCTCGAGCTTGCGGCGCAGAAGTGAGTGCTTGAGGCTGCCCTGCTGTTTGCCTTGCATACGCAGCACGAAGGTCAGCCGCACGATTGCCCATCTCAGCATTAACGTCGCCTTGAAACTGCCCAAGACTGTTTCCAAACGTCTTAATGTTTTCATCGGTCAGCGCCTTCTGCCGCTCTGCTTCGGCAGCCGTGTATGCCTGGGTGCGGCCCACATTGCGGTCAACCGCTGCGGCATACGCTTTAGCTGCGCTGCGCGCATTTAAGGCAGAGCCAAGTTGGCTTAACGCAAACATCCACCCGGCGTTGTTCACGCCGAGTGTAGTGCCAGTATTTGCTGGTGCTGGTGCTGGTGCTGGTGCTTCTGCCATGATTGCTCCTTAGCCGCCAACAACCTTGCCGCTGCCGCCACTACTGAGGCTAAACAATGGATTCTGGTCGTATTTATTGATCTGGCGACGCTCAAGATCAGACTGTGTGGCCAGGCCGGACGTGAAATCGCTGAACAGCTGCCCTAATGGAGAGAAGCTAGGCATCTGATTGATCGTTGCTGCGCGCGCTGCTGCGTTGCCGCTAATCAGGTTCGGATCAGCGAGTGATTGGTTCTGGGTGTACAGCTCGTTGCGTGCCGCATCGACGTTGGAGCGCGCCTGATTGGCGTAATCCATGCCGGTGTTGTAGATGTCGAGCTTGCGCTGGTTGTACTGCTCTTGGAGGTCCGCCATCTTTTCAGCACGGGTTGATGATTGCAGATTGCCGGAGCGCGCCAACGCTGCCACCAGGCTGCGCATGGAATCTTGGAACTGATCCTCCAGCTCAGGCATCGCGTAATCCTGATATGCCTGAGAGCGACCACCATAGAAGTCATCGTCGAACTGACCAAACGCGCTATCGATGTTGGCGCGCCCTTCGGCGATACGGTTCTGGCGCTCAATCTCGAGCTGGCGCTGGCGTTCTGCTTCCCTTGCTGCGGCTTCTTCTGCTCGACGCTGCGCCGCTTCTGCCTTCTTGGCTGCGCTCTTTTGCGCAGAATAGGATGCCGCCGATGCGATACCGATGACAGCTGCTGTTGGGTTACACATCATTCTCTCCTTTGATTAGCTTTGATGTCCAAGACTGATCCCCGGATGCGTGCTTCAAAGCTCCCCAGGTTTGTTGAGTCCAATCCTCAATGCCTCCAGCAATCGTGTCGTCACCCGAAACAACCTGACCAATCTGGTAAAGGGCATCAGCGATAGCAAAAGCCGGCACGCCAAGGACAGGGCCGACAACCGGCTCGACCACGTTTTGATAGCCAGACCCGCCCTTCACTAGGTTTAGCTCGTAAGGCGAGATCTCTCCGCGAGATTCGGCCTCGGATGCCACTCGCTTGTCCGCAAAATAGTTATACGAACTGCTCGGATACATGGATGACATTGCGGTTGGGCTACACATCATGGAATTACCCTGCTACTGCCGCCTGACGTGCCAGTTGAATTGGATGATCCAAACACCGCAGGACGACCGCCGTAGCCTGGACGGCTGGCTGCGTACTGCATTGGATCGACAAAGATGGATGCCAGGCGCGACATGCGTGACGTGCCTGCTAGATTCTCAGCACTCTTGCGAGCCTCATCGGCGATAGCTGATGCGTTTGCTACGCTGGAATTGCGCTTAATAAGGCGTTCTTTTGCTGCGTTTGCTTCGTTGCGCGCTTGATCTGCAACGGTATCACCGCCCTCATCGACCATATCAATCGCGCTGCGGTACTGCGAACCAAGATCCTCGACACCCTGATTGCGAGTTGCATAAGCAATGTTGTCGATGCCGGAAAGCGCACCCACTAGGCGACGCAGCTGATCTTGATACTGCTTATCGATGTCGCTGCGTGCGTAATCTTCGTACTGCTTGTCCAGCTGCGAGTAGTAGCTGTCGTTGAACCGTGAGAAGGCGTCGTCGATGTTGGTACGGCCCATGCTAATCTGACGCTGGCGTTCCTTTTCAGCTGCAATGCGAGCTTCCTCTGCGCGGCGAGCTGCTTCTTCTGCTGCGCGCTTGCGGGCTGCCTCTTCGATCTCTCGCTGCTTTTGCGCGGCCCTACGCGCAATCTCTGCTGGATCTACTGGAACCGGCTGTATGGATGGTCTGCCACCGCCACCACCTGATGAGCACATACCTTCACCTCTAACGTAGTTCTCCGCCGCGCCGCCATTTCACATGCGTTGCGCCGGGTCCGCGTGTCCAGGCGAAGGACACAAACATTTCGCCGTTTTTGCCGTAACCGGGGATCTCGTACTCTTTTTTGAGCCCCAGCCACTCAATCCATTCGTGCGCCTCAGCATGCGTACCAAGGCTAAAACACTCCATGCGGTGTACGTTGTAAGTATTGATGTCGTCGAAAAAATGTCTGACGATGTACTTACTTACCGCTGCTTTTATTTTACCGAAGTCATCGGTCGCAAACATCCCGATTTGCGCCACTCCAGGGCGAACCATTGTCCACCCCATCACCACCGTCGGCCTGCCGTCGTCCAGACAAAACACCTTAATCGTCTGGTGCGGGGCGTAGTCCACCGACAACTTGTCGGATAACTCCTTCCGGTTGCTGACATCGCAAATTGCGGACAGCTCTTCGTAATCCTTTTCGCGCATCCGATAGGCCGCATCCCAGACAAAGGGGATGGCCAGATCGCATACCCTCATCCCGCCTCACCGCTGGTGTAATGCAGGACCAGATTGCCTATTTTTGCAGCACCCGACGTATTGTTGGTTAGCCTGAACGCCAGCGTCGTGCCGTATTCCTGTAGCGACGCATGCCCCAGGTCGTAGGTTGTTTCATGTACCGTGGCAACAGTCTGTCGAACCGTCAGATCGTTGGGGTCGGTGCAGGTTTCGATCGTCCATTGGCCTTCGCACGCAATGTCGAGGCCGGTAAATGACTTCTTGGTGGCCGGCGAGCTGGCGTCGAGATACGGCAGCTGGACTGTCACCGTCGAGTTGTCATAGGTCGCGCCATCATCACCACCAAACAGGTACAGATTGTTGTCTGCTCGGCAGTACAGCTTTCTGCCCACAATCGCCCAAGCCTCTACGGAGAATCCTGGCTCGTAGGTGGACCACGCGCTTACCTTGGATGCCGAGAAGTAGCTGAACACATAGATTTTGTCGCCGATTGCCAGCATGTAGCGGCCATCACGCGGCTCCAGAACGCCTACTGCATCCTGTGCGGCTAGGCGGTTAGTGCGCAGCTCGTCGGTAATCAGGGAGTCAATCGCGTTTCCAACGTCGCTGGTAAATGCTGCGTTGTACGCATCGCGAGACCGCAGCGAGCGAATACCTGATTCGGACAGGTAGAACACGTCGGCGTCGCCCCACTCCACCACGGAGCGTGGTGCAACCGCGCCGGTATTGTTCAGCACCTGGAGCTGCTGGTTTGCTGCGGCATCGACATCGATAAACCAAATCTGCACGGTCCGCTCAGAGAAAACGGCCAAATTGGTCTGATAGCTCGCAATGGCGGTCAGCGCTTCGGAGCCTTCCGCGCTATTGGAGAGATTTACAAAGCCAGCGCCGCCAACCGTATCGGTAATATCGGTCGGATCGTCGATTTTGGAGAAGTGCAGCGCAGACCCGGATACTGAGTACATTTTGGCTTTCGCGGTTTTCGCGAACTCGCCAGGAATGTAAGTGCTCGGGGTGGCAGCGCCGCCCGCCAGGCTGGTTAATGTGGTGCTGGTTGTCGCGTCGCCCGTGTTAACGAGGACAACGCCGTATCCATTCGGCGTCGTGCCGCCATCCACGGCCACCACGTTCACCTTGTCACCAACCGAGGTGGCAAAGTAATCCGGGGAGCTTGGGTAGTCATTGATTGCTGCGGCAACAGCGGCGGCAGTCGTCGTGTTGTCGCCGGTATGCAGAATCGGGCTGCCGTTGATGCGCACGCCATTGACCGTAATCAGGGCAATCGAGTTATCCACACCACCTGTCGCGTTCACCAGGCTGCCCACGGTAAAGCTGCCGCTCGTTGTGACAGCGAGCGTCATGCCATTGAACGCTGTGCCTGGGGTGACAGCGGTGATCGTTACCGTCGTACCCGACGCAGAGGCCGTGAAGTCTGGGCTGCCGGTGAAGCTGTTAATCGCATTAGCAAGCGCTGATGCGGTGGAGCTGTTATTACCGTCGTGCTGGACCGTCCCGGAGATCAGCGGGTACGTCCCGATACGAATTTGTGACACGGTGTCGGACGGCGAGTTGATCCCGCCAGTCACGTCGAAGCTCGCTGTTGCCTGAATGCCACCAGCCGTACCGCCAGTCACAGTAAAGCTGGCGCGCGCTCTGCCATCTTCCCAGCTGCCAATCCGACTGCCGTTATAGAAATGCCAAACCGAGCCATCGTTGTACTGCGCGATTACATACGGCAGACCATTGAAGCTCGAGGTATGCAGGATCTTTGTCATATCCAGCGAGCTCGGATGAGAGAGCTGCTGGTACGTCAGGTTGGCTGGCGCGTCTGCTGGAAGCGTGACGCCTGCTGCCGAGCCAAACGTGTACAAGCTGGTTCCTACGGCATGCAGGCCGAAAGACCCGGCTGGCAACGAAGAAACCGGCACGAATGCCGGTCGCTTTTCAATTTCGCCGCCGCGCGTAATGTGCGCATTGGTTAGCTGGAGTAGAGATCCCGGTACGCTTGAAACCGCCATGCGGCGGGTATCTAGCCCTGCTTTGAAGTCCTCAATAAGAAAGTACGGCATGTCACGGCTTCTGTACGGCCACCATCGGCGGACCCTTCGGTGTGTAAGCTAATGGCTCGTCCTGGCTCATCACGAACGAGTCCGACTTGGAGCTGCGGGCCTTGAGGCGTTGGTAATGCGCTGCGGCCTGCAACAATTTGTCCTTGGCGTCGCCCGCTTTCTGGCGCTGCAACAGCTCACCAGCAGCAAACAAAACGATCAGCTGATCGTCGAGATCGGCACGATCGCTGTCTGACACCAGCGGATTGAGATTGCGGATTCCGGTGAAGCGCAGAATGCCGTCCGAATTGGCCGCGCTGCCGTTCTGGCTTGGGATCGGCCAGACTTCAATTTGGTTGTTCTCCGCTTCTTGGTAGCGATAAACCGGGTAGCTGCGGATGTCCTTGTCTGAGTCGTACTGATTCAGGTGCTCGATGCCAATGCCGAATCCAAGCTGCTGCCAGCGATCGCCCCACTTGAACTCCATGCGCTCGATGCGCTCATAGGTCAGGTTGCTGGGGATGCCGTAATAACGCAGTCCGGCTTGCACAGGGACATCTTCGCGCACACGCAGAAATGGCCAGGCGTAATCTTCCCAAAGCCGTTTCTGCTGGCGTCGCAGAATAGAGATCAGCACTTCTCGGGTGGAAGCGCCGAGCGATGGAGCAAGGGCGTGGCCAGCCTCAGCACGCAAATCTTCGATCAGTTGCCCAAGGGTTGTGCCACGCGACATTGCTTATTCTCCTGAGTCAGTTTCAGCGGTATTTGCTGCCTTGCGAGTGCGTGTTTTTTTGGTCAGATCTTCAACAATCACGTCGTCTTGAACACGGGCTTCTTTCAGGGTTTCTGGAAGATTGCCGAACTGGCCAAACAAACTTGCTACCTTTTCTGCGCCATACACCAAGCTCAAGCGCTCGCGCTCTTGATCGTGGTCAATTTTGGCGTTTTCTTTGATGGTGATATTGCGAACAGAATCATCGCCGTGCGCTCTACGCAGTAGCGCGACTTCTGGGGCGGTAACGCCGTCTTTGGTAACGCTGTTTCCAATATCGCCTCCGATGAGGACGAGGCATGAGCAAATTTGCATAAATTCTCCTTGATATGAAAAAGGGGGAGCAGCCGAAGCCACTCCCCCTACCCTCAGTTACGAGAACTGATAAACACCGTGACAGTTGAGCTGGGAAGCACCCAAAACAGCAGTCGTGGTGATAGAACGGTACATAACGTACTGGTCAGCCGGGCGTGCCGGTGAGTGACGCTTCATCTTTTCGCCGTCCATGTACATCAGGTTCAGCTTGGAGCTGTCCACAACGTAGCAACGCTTAGCGAAGTCGGTAGCGCCACCCAAAGACGTACCGATGTCGTCCATGCTCGGGTCGTACTTGAATACAACGCCCTCAAGGGTGATGTCGCCAACGCCAATGTCGTTGCGGCGAGCAAAACCGTTCTGGGTGAAGTAACCCTTGTTGCGCAGCTCAGTAGCCAGGCGATCAAGGAAGTCAGAGCCACACAGAGCGATGTCCGGCTTGCCGCCATAGCGACGCAGCTGGCGGAATTCGCTGTTCAGCTCTTCGGTCAGCTCAACGCCACCAGGGGTAGTTACCACAAGCAAATTAGTGCGGTTACGCCACCAGCTATTAGCAGCCAAAGACTGATCGATGCCGCCAACGGTAGTACCCGGAACGGTCGGATCGTCCTTCACGATAGAGCGAATACCAGCGATCGCTTTCGGATCGGCAGTACCGTCGCCCCACAGGAGATCGTTCACGCCACGAGCGTAGCCTTCCATCATGTCCTCGAGCTTGTCCTGGAGCAGATTCGCCAAAGCGGTCTGATCGCGGCCAGAGTGATTGGAAACGCTACCGCTGTTCAAGGAATCGACAACAGAAATGCCGTCGTTCTTGAGCTCGGTCAGGGTTACGCTGATACCAGCATGGTGCTCACGCCAGGTGTAGTTGGCGCGCTTGATGTTTGCCGGGTTAGCGTAAGTCACGGTGTCGTTGTGGGTGTAGCCAGCAACGGTAGTGGTGTAAGTACCCTTAACACCAACAGAAACCTGACCCTTGCCACCAGGGAAGGTCTTAGCCTTCGCATCAAGAGCTGCAAGCAGCGGCTTGTCCTGAATGGTCTGTGAATAAACCTTGCCCTTGTCAATGTAGTAGTCAAGAGCGGCGTTGGCGATGTTCGCCAGTTCAGCAGCAGTAAATGCCATGATAAATACCTCGTCAGAAGATGATTAAAGTCATGCCCTCTGAGCCAAGGTGTTCTGAATAACGTCCAGAAGCGACTGCGGCTCAGGTGTGGGCGTTCCACTTACCTTTCCACCGACCGCTGTTTTCATGGGCTGTTTTACGCCTTTGACCGTTTTCAACCTAGCAGATACAAAGTCATACGCTTCTTTTGCGATGGACTGTGCTTCTTGGTTTGAACGCGGTCTGCCCCTCTCGGCGACAAGAGCTTTAACGCGGTCCTCAATCATGTCTGCTTTAAGGTCGTAATCAGGGTCGTTCTTTCGGACGCTTTGTTCCCACGCTGTCACCGACTCGGCCATCGAACGTGCTGCGTTCTGTGCCTGTGCCTGGCGGTAGCGCTGGTTCTCAGCTGCCGCAAGATCAGCTTGGCGCTTTGCATCTAACTGATCTCGCCATAGGGTCTGAGCCGTTTCTTGGTCCACATAGCCATCTTCGACTTTCTGGGCCAATTCTTCCGGTAGGGTCACGCCAGCTGCTAGGGCTAAATCCCCAACAATCTTGCTCAACTCCTGATAAGCCGACTCAGGATTCGCCTTCATCATCGCCATGAGCTTGAAACCCTGCGCCACCTCATCGGCGGACAGGCTATTCGTGTCCATGAACTCCTGAACGAAGTCGTAATTCTGTGCCTTCTCCCGGTACTCATTCCGCTGACGGATCAGCTTCTGAAAACGCGGATGCTTGTTGAAGGGCAGTTTTGAATAGTCCTCTTCCTCGTGCGCTTCGGAGGCCAATTCATCGTGCTCTTCACCCTGGTCCGTATCCTCTTCCTCGGCTGGCGAAGCCTCTATGGAACTCCCTTCATCCTCTTCGTTGTCGTCGGATTTCTCCTCAACAGCGCTTCGGACTACGGCGAGCAGACCTTCATCATCATCGCCTTCGGCAGCGGATGACTCTGCCTCAACTTCAACCGCTTCTGCGGTAACATCCTCTTCGTCGGTGGACGAGACCGACTGGTTTTGCATTTCTGCCATAACGTCCCTCCTATGCCTGTATTTTGCCGACAATCTGTCTGCTGTACAACAGACATCAGACACTTATCGCGCAAAAAAACTAGACATTGTTTGGTCCCATAGATGGCAACGATCCGCCTGCTTGAGCAGGGGATGGCATTGCCACCACATTGTTTCCACCCGCTGCACCCTGCATGTTCGGATCAGCTGCGCCGCCACCCATGCCGCCCATTGCAGCTTCTGCGTTCTTAACAGCATTCATCGATACGATTGAAGGTATCTGATTGGCGAGTGCGGAATCGATGTCGAGCTTGTCGTCGAGGCGCTTGAGCACCTGCTTGACCAGCCATTTCGGGTCGATGCCCGGCATTTGCAGCAGGTACGGCAACATGCGTTCGATGTTGCGCAGCTCGGCTGCCTGGTTCGGCTTGCCGGTCGAGCCTGCTTCGATCTCCAAGAACACTTCCTCTTGGATTTCTTCGTAAGACAGCTCAGGCCAGATTGCGCCCGGACCGACGATCTTCTTAACCTGCTCGGTGCTCATTTCGGTCAACAGGATCTGACCAGCGGCGCGCGTAACCTCGGACATGAAGCTATCCAGCTCGTCGATCTGCGCACCCAATGCGGACATACGGGCAGACTCTGCGATACTGGTTTCAGTCGCCGTTGACCCTGACACGCCACCAAACTGCGCTTCCTGGCTGCCGACGACCAGCTGGATGTCGTCGAAGATCGTGTTGACTTCGTACAGGTTCGGATCAATGCCGATCATCTTGACCGGCTGAATCAGGTCGCCGACCCTCTCACCAGCAGCCATGCCCTGAATTTCGATCACGGCATTAGCCGGGTGCGCTTTGAGCTTGTCCTTGTCCTCGTCCTCCAGTCGGCCAGCCGGGCTGACATACTTCGGACGATTGGCGCGGCGATGCTCGCGCAGACCCTGGCGAGCACGGTTGTACTCGGCCTGCATTGGAGCGATCAGCTGCACGTCAGATGGCGGATAGATCTCATCCTTGTGCTCAACCTCGTTGAACACCAAAGCAAAGATCGGCCAGAAGGAATCGACCTTGAGCTTCGGAGCCGCAGGTTCCATCAGAAAGTCCTTATGGCCCTCAGCTACAACATAAACAAGACCAGATGGCTTGTCGTACACCTCATACACGCAAACCAATCCCTTCTGGGTTTCCTCGGTCGAAGTCTCAGCCAGAACGCCCATCTTGATGGTTGCGCTGTCCTGCTTGCGGCCCTTGGTGTCGTATGGGGTGAATTTCCCTTCTAAATCAACATCATAGATTTCCTTAACCTCGTTCGGGGTCAGGAACAATTCGTGTGCAATCCAGCGCGCACCAACAAAACCGCGTAGCTGGCGGCACATTGGGTCAACAACAATGGCAGTCGATTCCGGGAAGTCGAACAACAAGCCCTCGCGAATAATCATTTCCGGCTCATTCACCAGCGCCTTCAATGACAGCATCAGTTCTTCAATTTCCGGATCATCCTGGTTGATTTCGCCCTCGGCAGCCTCGGAGGCAATGCGGCGCAAGTGATCGATCTGCGCGGTGATGTCGTTGATCTTCGCTGCGATCTCAGGATGACGGTCCATTTCACGCTGGAAGCCCAGCTTCACATAGCCCGCAGAAGTCGTAATCACGCGACGAACCAGGCTCTTCATCTGCGACTTGAAGCTCGGCTGGGATTCGTCCATGAAATAGCTGAACAGCGTTTCCAGGGTCATGCCCACGGCTTCGACCTTCCGGCGCTTGTCGGTGACTGCTTCGTATTCAGCAATCAGCATGTCTGCCTGCGGCGGGGCCATCTGACCAGCCATCATGGCCTGCGTTTTCAGCTGGTAGGCTTGAGCCAGTTTCTTCTCGTCGCCATCCCAATTCACAAAGTCCAGGCGATTGCGGCGCTTAGCCACAGCACGCGGATTCTTTGCGTACAAGGCTGCGGTGCGCTGCTGCACATGGCGGTTAATCAAGTTTGCGGTGTAACGATTGCCGTCCCATTCGCGATCGTCATAACCGTGCAAGGCCATATCCATGTCCCGACGCATCTGGTCAAACTTCTTCTTGTGGTGCGCTTTTGCTGCATTGACGCGCGCAACCACGTCCGAAACGAGCTGCTGCCGGCGCTGGGTCGGCTCTTTATCCTCACACTCGCCGCCAGTTGCGACAATGATTTCCATTGACTCTTCCATCAGAAGCCTCCTGTCATACGTTCAAGTCGTTCCTGCCGCTCCCGGAATTTGCTGTCCATCTTTACCCAAGCAAGTGATCCGGTAGCAGGAAGCTCCTGCTTCGGCTTAGTTGCACCAGGCCCAGCCTGACGCCCCAATCCCAAACCAACCCAAGCAATCGTGTCCACAAAGTCGTCATGCCTGGCGTTCGGAAACTTCAACAGCTCGTCGATCGCTTTATGCACCCAGGCCGGACCTTTCGGGAACTTCACCTTGCCCATCGCCATGCGGCCCTGGATCGATTGTGCGCGCTGTACCTTGTTTGCTACCGGAGTCACTTCCTCGATCGCGCAATAGGTATGCTCTTCAACCATGCGCTTACGCAAAAACGGCCCGATTGCCTTACTAATATGGCCCTTCTCTGCCCACCATAATAAAGGCTTCCACCGCTTCATCATACGCAGCATTGCGTTGACCACATGATCGGCGCTCTCTTGCTCCCACCAGCAATCCAGCAAGTAAATGTCGCCCATCGAATCGATGCCAACGACCAGCAAAACCGTGCTATCTGAGCGGCGACGATCCTGGCCGATCGCGTGATCGCTTGCGGCGTAAATGCGCAAGTCGTCCGGCAAATTTCGCTTGTCGTACATAACAATGTAGTCACGACGGAAAAAGTCGCCGTCCTCTGGTGTTGGACGCTGCTGGTAGAGCGCGGAAAAGCCTCTAGGGTCCAGACGACGCTGCGCCTCCATGAATTCCATGTCAAAGCGCTCTGGCCAAAGCAGCTCGCCCTTCTTGCGACCAAGCGGATCGTCGTTTTCGGCAATCGCGGGTAGATTGATAACCTTCCACTTCGACGCTTCTTCTTCGCTGTAATTCGGGTTGGTTGGGTCGGTCAGGCGGCCAATCAAGTCGTCCTCATTCCAGCGCGTGTGAACGATGATGACGCTGGCGGCGCTATTCATCAGACGAGTCATAGCGACCTGAGTGAACCATTCCCACAGTTTCTGCCGAACCGATGGGCTGCCTGCTTCTTCGGCGTCCTTGATCGGATCATCGATGATGAGGAAATCCGCACCACGACCTGTGATCGATCCTCCGCGACCCACAAACGCAGCCATGCCGCCTCGGTCTGCTTGAATGCGCCCCTTCGATGCGCCGCCCTGGCGCAAAGCAAATTGCGGAAAGGTCTGCTTAAACGATGGCGACTGGAGAATGTTGCGAACGTCCGCGCCAAAGTCTTGCGCAAAATCTTCGTTATACGTTGCGAAGATGATGTTTCGGTATGCGTCCTTTCCCATAAGCCAGGGGATGAAGCGACGTGAAATCAGCTCGGACTTACCATGTCGGGGTGGAAGCGTGACGATCAGACGCGGAATGTGGCCCTTCTCTACCTTCTCAAGCACCTTTGCTAATGCACGGTGGTGCTTTGAATCCTTAAACATCGACTGCTCGATGTCGTCCGGCGCGTCCGGCGCAGGCATGGTGAACTTCACAAACTTCAAAAAGTCATCGCGCGACTCAATAGCACGATGCTGGCGCTTTGCGGCTGCCAGTTGTCGCTCTAATGCCTGGAGTTTTTTATCCTTCTCGCTCATGTTGAAATACTGGCGACGACCACGCTGGCCAGCACAACGCGCAAGTACCGGGTCGCTCGATTCATCGCTTGATCGGCTCCTTGCCGAAAAGGATGCGGAAGAAGTTGACAATACCCATCGCCATTTCCATTGGGGTAGGGATTGCCCAGCCCGCTAGAAGGATTAACAGGCCGATTAGCCAGGGCGGTAGATCTTCGTTAATGATCTGAGTGCCATCCACTCGGTTGGCTTGATCCGCTACCTGAGCCTCCCCACCCGCATCAGTCTGATTGCCCACGATCTGCTGGGTGTTCTCCTTCCCGATCTGCGCATTGGCGTCCACGGAAGGGCCATCACCGAATGAAGGTAGGAACGCAGACAGCGCAGAACAGCCTGTGAGCAGCGGCAGAACCAGGAGGCAGGGCAACAGGCGTTTCATGGCGCAGCCAGAAGGACCGGGACCAAGGGGCCAATAACCTTTGCGAGATCGAAGCTCATAAGGAGCTACCTATAAGAGAAAGCCCCATCGCCACAAGAATCAAACTAATCCAGGGCGGATCTACACCGAACATTTCTCACCTCGCAAGTCAGAAGAAACGCAGTCATAGATGTACTGCAAAGCCTTTACGGCTTTTTGGCGTTTTGCGTCGTCCAGCGTTAGCAGCAATTCAATCGCTTCTGCCAGCGTGTCGAGCACTTCGCGCTTGCGGTCGTCATCCATCCCTTTTTTCCTTCTTGTTCGCATTCACGCATAGGTGTCAGGCTTCTTAAATTGAATCTTCCAGCCGCCCTTCTGCGGTTGCTCACAAGGGGCAGGCACAAAGTAGATGATGGGTGGTGGTGGAGGCGGGGATGCCTGTGGTGGTGGAGGCTGCATCATCTGCATCCATGTCCACGGCATCATCCAGTTCATTTATCCGCCTTGGCTCGCTGAATATCCCCGATCATCTCAAAGATTTGATCCAGCTTATGTTCCACCCGGCGAATGTCCTCTTTGTAGTCATCCCTGCGTACAAACTTGTCGTTTAATCCGGACTGGCATTCGTACATTTGTTTTTCAATCCGGCGCAGGTCAGTAACAACATTGCGGATAAACCAGCCGCCGATGCTCAGGAATGCTGTGAGAATCAAATTCCAAAAGACGACTGGTTCCATTTCATCAGCCCTTATTCAACCAGCCATCGGCTAGTGATTTTGCCAAAGTACGCATGGCTTCATGGGCTGCTGCATCGTCACCACCATTTCTGATTGCTGCGATTTCTGAACCATAGGTCGGATAAACAGAACGCATAATATTTTCGATCAGAGTATTGCGGTCGTCATAGACCCCACAAAGGGCTTCATTGGCTTCCCATTGGGTTTCTGGGCCATCCATGCCTTCTTTGGTGACTTCTTGAGCATCCCAATGGATGCGAAGGGTTTTGCCGATAACCTGATA